TTACTTTGCTGTTTGTTTTTCTTCTCTCGGAATTATAAAGTTTAATTTTCTCACGATTCCTTTCATAATATGTTTGTTTCATGGTTTCTCCTTATTAAAATGGTGGCTCATCAAATTGTTGTTCTTTCTGTGTTTCCCATTGTTCTTTTTGTTCTCTCTTTTTCTTTGCCTCAAAATCCTTTAGATACTTTGATGATGAGGTCGGTCTGTTGTCACCACTTCTATTTTGATCTATTGAATTATCTTCTCTCTTGTAAGTGTTTACTTCTCCATAGAATTTTTGCGTTTTAGATCTCTTAATATCAACGTTGATCCAATCATCATCACTGTTTTGACTTTCAAGATACTCAATTAACTCTTTTTTTCTAATACTAACTTTAAAGAATATAAATTGTTTTTCGTTGGTTTCTATGTTTTTTGTAAGGTCTGTTTCAGAAAAATACAAACCTTTACAAAATTCTCGTTGCTTGTTATCGTATGCCATTTCTTTTCTCCTATTATTAATGCATTTGGTTTTTATTAGGCACTATTGATACTTCCATATACTGTGGATTAGTAGGATCAAGTGTACCGATTACTTCATCTATAAGTTCTTGTGCTGGTTTGCCCTCTCTTGTGGTTTCATCAATACGACCATGATTTTCAAGGTTAGAGGGATAATGTTTACAGAAATTATCTATTATTTCTGTGTTATTATGAGCCGATATATTCTCTCCAAGCTGATGACTTTCAGCAATTATATGACTTAATCTTCTCTCTCTCCTACTTGATATAGAGATATCAAGTACACATTTTTTGTTTTCATCTGCAAGATACATAAGTATTCTCATTTCAAATCTCCTATTTTTAAATTTTTGATTTCTTGCCTTAAACTGTCAGCACATATTTTTCTAATAATTTCTTTTTTATCAGAATCGCTTAGATTTAAGTCGTTCTTGATTTTTTCTAATGATTTTAGTATTGGATCATTCATTCTTTTTCTCCATAGTGGTATTCTTTAATTAATTTAATACTCTCATCAATATTGCCCTCGAATTGTGTTGGCTTGTCAGCAAGACCATTTGCCTTACCTTTAAGCAAACATTCTGCAAACTCACTTAAATTGCTGATAAGGTAATTAATAAAGTCTTGGTTATAATCAACTTGCCATATTCTGCAAACTGTCGGTGTATAGTTTATTAAGTAAGTTTTTTCTATTTTTTTACCCAAACAAGATAAAATATGTTGTTGCCCGTAGACTTGTGGCAACCATAGTTTGTTAAACTGCTCATACTTATCTCGCATTGAGCATTTAACCTCTATAATTATGTTTTCATCTTGTGAAATCCCATCTGGTGTTGTGGAAATACTTACAGTTTCCTTGCCTTTAGGTAAATTAAGCCAATTTTGAATGATGTAATTTTGCTGATCTTTGAGATAGTCTTTAGGTATCTGCTTAAAATGTTTTACATAAAAAGCTATACCCATTTTCTCATTAAAATTTCCGTGAGCAACATATTTCATCATGTGTTTTGGTATTTGTGGCTCTTTACCTTGCAACTGTAATTCCAACATGTCTTTTCTTGGGTGGTACTGACCAAAAATATAATTAGAAAATTGGCTACTTCTTAGATTTAGGTTTTTCATCTTTAATCTCCAATTTATCTATTAATATCAATGCTTTAGCTAATTGCTCTTTACTCGTTTCATTAGGGTTTTCTAACTCTAATTCTTCGGGTGTGCCTGATCCGTTGTGGAATACTTGAATACCCAAACCGAATAGGCAAAATGTCTTGACCAAAAGCCGTTGCATATTGTCTTGAATATCATCAGCATTAGGATTTGCTATCGCATTGTATTTATTGTCATACACAGGTAGCCAATGCTCCCTGCTTAAATGGTCTATTTCTACCCTACAATGCAACATCATAGTGCCATCTTCAAACTTCTCGCTAGGTAGCCAAATAACCCTATATTGTGGGTAAAAATGGCTCAAAATTGCCCTAGCATAAGACCAAGACAGATAAGAAAACTGCCCTTTAGTATCTAAATAAGGACTTACATCTATTTTGCTGAGAGTTTCCCAAACTTCCTTATATGTAAGGGAACTTTTGGGTATTTCTTGTGGTATCATTTCAGGATTATTCATTGATAGCCACCTTTAGTTTAGTTTCAGGTATCTCTACTGCATGATATTTAGCTTTGTTACCCTCTTTAAGATCAACAGCTTTTTGCATAGCATTGGCTAAGTTTTCTGCTGTTGCTTTATCTTCAATGGAATTGTTGTTGTTTTCTACATAGAATGATCCATAATCACTCTCTTTTACAATTATGTATTTCATATAAAACTCCTTTGTTTTGTTCATTAATAGGAATATTATATTATTTTGAGTAACTTGTAAACAGGATAAAAGAGATATTTTTATATTCGCCTGTATATATTCGCCTATAATAGTATATAATTATAAGGTAAAAACAAAAACAAGGACAAGAAAACTATTAAATAATATAATAGTAAAAGAAAAGTATAATTATTACCACAAAACAGGAGATGAAACAACATGAAAATAAAATTAAATGAAGAATCGCTAGAAAAACTGATTATAGACATGAGAGCAGAAAGTAAAAAACTTAACCAGACTATACGAGATTTAGATTTATTAGAAGAAAGAAAGAAAGAACTCACTGCTGAGGCATTTCTTAAAGCAGGACAACAGGGTAAATTGACAGAATCTACAAAAAAAGCTATGGCAACTACCTGTTCACAAGTTTTGGCTTTAAACGAGCTAATAGCGACTCTCAAAGGACAAGAACAAGAGTCTAAATGGAATCTTAAAATTTTTACAATCAATGCTGATTTGTGGAGATCATTAAATTCTTCTAAAACTTTAGAAAGAAAATTATACGAACATTTGAGTTAGTCTACAGGTCAATGAAATCAAGGGGTTTGACAATAAAGAAATATTTTATTATAATGGATTATCTTCAATAGCGAAGTGAGTGGGCGAAAAGGTTAACAACCTGAGTACAGAACTTCATACTAAGGAGATGTAAGGAAACGATAAGGTTGATTAGTAATCTTTTGTGAGGAAGTAATATGAAAACTAAAAACACAGAAGAATGTAATGGCAAACCTGTAAGCGAACAAGGTTTATGTGGTATTTATGCTGTTGCACTTACTACTAATAAAACTGTGCAAAGTGTATTTAATAAATATAAAAGGTACTACCAAATGGGCAATGATTGGAAAGGTGCTACAAAATATGGTCATATCTTTAATTTATTAATGCTATATAAGAGAAAAATAAGACTTATAATTGCACCAAAAACAGATTTTTCTAAAGGATCAGGCAAACCTGTGTCGCTTAGAAAGTTTGTTGATGAATATTCTGGGAAAAACAGAACTTATATAATTCGCTATCGTGGACATATAATGGTTGTTTTAAACAGAATATGTTATGACCAACATGGCAAGACACCATACGAAAGTATTGGCAAACCGATAGATATTATTGAAAGAGTATCTCGTTGGAGTGGCAATACTTACAAACAATATATTGGTGGACAAAAAAATGCTCTAGTAACTAATGCAATGGAGATTACTAATTCATTATTTAAGCCACCAATAAACAACAATTAAACAATAAACCGATTACTATCAACCTTATCATTAAATTAATAAAATAAAACAGGAGAACATGATGAATATATTAAAAATTAAAAAATTAGTACATAAGATACTTGAAGAACACCCAATGGCTAGAGATAACGATAATATACTTGTCGGCCTGGTTTGGCATTATCAGTTGAATCAGATAGGATATAGGGGAGATAGAGATTTTCTGACCATATTAGAGATCGATGAATTATCGAAATACGAATCTATCAGCAGATGTGCTAGGAAAATTAGAGAAGATAATTTTAGTTTAAGAGGTGGCAATTATTCCGAAAGACAACAAGAACAAACATCTGTGGTAAGACAGATCAAGGAGTTTTAAATGAGTAGAATATTTAATCAACAATATTTTGATAAACTAGATGAGATCGAGAATTCTGGAGAAGATTATAATCGGATCTATGCTATTGAAGAATTACTTAAATTAAATATGGGTAAAGAAGATGCAGAGGATTTTTGCGATTTAGTAGAGTCTAAATGGGAGATGCAACTAAATTATTTAAGAGAAATGCAAAGAGAAGAAGATGGCGAAGAAACCTAATAAAGAAACAAGGGAAAGGTATAAAAGAGCCATTAATTTTGGGTGTGTTGTGTGTCGGAAAGAATATAATTTGTTTTCTCCATCTACAATACATCACTTAACAGGGGGAGGAATGGGGTTAAAGTCGAAAGACTTTATCCCTCTTTAATATGCCATACACATCATCAAGGAGAACAAGGAATACATTATTTAGGCAATAAAACATGGGAAAAGAAATTTGGAACACAGGAAGAATTATACAAATGGTATATAGAAAATGATAGAGATTGAGAAAAATATACCCATATCGCATCAAAGCAAGTATGATAAATACATACAAGCTATGATTGATATGAAATCGGGAGAGTCATTCGT